CATTGCGACTTGGAAAGATAAATACGTTAGATACACAGTGGAGTCAATATGAACATCGTTATAACCGCACCTTTGCTTACTAAATCAGGGTATGGAGTGCATTCCAGACAAATTTTCGAGATGGTCGAGAAATATTGTAAGAAGAATGGAGACAACTTGATCGTACAGCCACTAGACTGGGGCAACTGTGGCTGGTATGTAGAAGCTTCTGAACTTAACGGAATCGTAGGCAGAGTTCTAGGGTATCTAACTACTCCGCCGCCAATCGTTGACCTTCATATCATCGTTGATCTACCGTTAAAGTTTGTTAACAAATATCGGTTTAAGGCAAAGAAAACCATTGGTATCACCGCAGGTGTGGAAGCTACCAAAGTTGACCCACAATGGGTTTCTGTAGTTAATAGCCCTACAGTTAACAAAGTGATTGTACCTTCGAAGTTTACGATGAAGCCATTTGTTGACGGAGGAGCTTCCACCAGTAAGATCGAAGTGATACCAGAATCGTATTTCACGGAGCTACTAAGTGACCAAGAACATCAAATAGACATCGAGCCAGAACACAACGTTCTCTTCGTATCACAAGTGTCAACAAACCCTAAGTTAGACCGTAAGAACTTTTTCAATACGATGAGATCGATACAGGGAGCACTTTCCAGTCTTCCGGATGTCGGAATAGTCCTAAAGCTAAATTCAGCAGGAAGGGGAGCATTTGACCGTATCAATACGAGAGAAACAGTACAGAAATTGAAAGCTACCATGGATATTAAAAACCCTATCACGTTAATTCACGGTGAACTCAACAACTCGGAAATGGCTAGCTTGTATCAACACCCAAAGATTTCGTGTCTTTTTACGATGACAAGAGGTGAAGGGTTTGGGTTACCTCTCTTAGAAGCGGGAGTAGCAGGATTACCTATTATAGCTTCTGATTGGTCAGCCCATAAGGAGTTCTTAGGAAATAAGTTCATCGCCATTCCAGGTTACGAGGTTCCGGTACCACAAGAAAAGTTTGACGGAGTTTGGGTCGGTGGTAAGTGGTATGATCCTGATGCTGACGTGGCATCACGTCTGTTAAATCGGTTCTTTGCTGATGAAGAATACCGGAAAACTTCTAAAGAAAATGCTGACATTCTAAAAAAATCGTTGCAATCTCGGTACAGTCTCGATAAAATATATACATCTTATGAAAATATATTTAGGAGCGTACTAAAACGATGACAGCCGTAATAATCCTTAGTGTATTGTGCACACTATTATCCGTCGCTCTTGGAGCATCTATATACTACAATGTTAAATTCGGTAAAATTATCATTCGGATGGAAGACGCATTGGAGGTATCTCTCGACAAGTTAGATGCGAGTTATGCAAGTATCACAGAAGTTTTGAAAATCCCGCTATTTTACGATAGCCCACAAGTCAAGAAGGTGGTACAGGATATAAAAAATTCTCGAGATGCAATCCTTTATGTCGCCAACCAGATTGGAACAATCGACAACGAGGGAGAATTAGATGCCAAAGAAGATCAAGAAAATCCGGGCTAAGAATGGTAAAGTTACGAAGAAAGAAGCCGCTGATGGGAAAATTACGAAGAAACGTAAGAATTTCTACTTCAACAAACAACACCAGGCGTCCATCGTCGCTTTCTGTAGTGAGACTGACAAGGACAAAAAGAATAAAATTTATGAGACGGAAATTAAAGATGCTTTCGAGAAACTCTCGGAAAACCTAGTTTATTTTTATTCTTTCCACAAACAGTGGGACGACGTAGAAGCCCTGAAGAACGATTGCGTCATTAATCTTTATGAGACTATGCACAAATTCGATCCCACCCGGGGTTCTGCAGCTTTCTCTTATTTCAACGTAGTAGCTAAAAATTGGCTAATCATACAGACAAGAAAGCGAAATAAACGAAAGGATAGGCATGTCAGCATTGACCATCCGGAAGGTGCGATTATTGACAGTATCTTACTCAAGAACGGTCAAGTCCAAATGCCAATCGAATCACAGATGGTCAAACAAGAGTCGATCCAAGAGCTAAGAGCACTTATCGAAACGGTTAAGTCGAAGCTCAATAAAGAGCAAGATATTATGGTAGCAGAAGCTGTACTACACATTTTCGACAACATCGATCAGTTAGACTACACCAATAAAAGAGCTATCTTCGTTTACATCAGGGAGTATTGTGGCATAAATCCTAAGACATTAAGCTCTTCGCTTTCTAGGATGCGCAATATTTATAGACAAATGAAGAAAAATGACGGAGTATCGATATGAGTTCAGATACAGAAAAAGCAACAAAAGCGTTTGGTACGGAAACAAAGATCATGCAAGTTAAGGAGCTTGATCCTGAAACAGAATCTATTATCGAAAATAAGCGTAAGGCAATGGATATTGATTCAAAAATGAAAAACTTTGCAGAAATCCTTACCAGTCTCGATAGTCTCGACACTAAGAAGAAAATTCTATGGCGAGAGATTTATGAGAACGCTTGCACCGATAGACTCAACGCATACATCATGTTTACAGATGTATACATGAAATTAGGAGAAGACTCCAAAGAGCATATCACGTTAGGGCCAATGATTGCTAAATATATCGAAAGAATGAACAAAGCTAATGACCAATTGATCAAATTAGCCGATTTAATTGCCAAAGAGGAAGCAGCTGCTAGCTCTTTCGATCCAAACGACCTTTACAGCAAGTTTTAAGAGTGAGACGGAATGGGCATTTTCCATAACAGACCCCAGGTAGATGCATCGACTGAATCTACAAGAGAAGCAGAGAAAGGCCTCGTTAGGGGCTTGCTTTCTCGTAATGATTCATCGGTTTGGCAGATCGGAACGGTCGTTGAAGTAATCAACGACCCAGTGTATTTTCAAAAAGAATTTGCAGAAAAATACGTAAAAGCCGGTCTATTAAAATCAAAAGACGAGTATCTAAAGTACCCTAGGAATACGGTGTTGGTGTATATCGAAGGTGACAAAGCAGGGACCGAATTAACGGCTTGTGTCCCATTTTTTAGTTCTCACGTGGGTATACCAATCAAAGTGGGTGAATCGGTTTGGTGCACCTCTGACGGGTCTACATACGGATTCTGGCATCACAGGGTTGGAGGTGAGCTAGGTACTGAGGATCCGAATTGGAGCTTCAAAGATGGTAAGTTCACGGATCCAAATAGTTCCACAGAAGAAGCAAAAGAGACTAAAAACTCCACCCAAGGAAAATTCCGGCTCAAGTCGTTAATCCCAGCATTGAACAACGGCGGTGCAGATCAAACCAATTCCGAGCCAAATGCAAAACAAAAAAAGAAAAAAGCAGAAGGAGAAGAACCTGATGGCCTCCGTGAATTTGATCTACGGGTCAATTCATTACAAGAAGCCATACCACGTTGGACTCCGAGACAAGGGGACTATTTTATCCAAGGGTCAAACAATACTTTGATTTCGTTAGGCACAGATAGAGGTTGGCCAATCGACACTGATCCGGGTTCTATGGGACCTTATTCGAATGCACATAATAAACCACGTCCAAAAAGTGGAACGATTGATATCGTAGCAGGAAGGGGCCAATACGAGTCCATCCCTTTGGAGCAAAACCAAGCAGGATCCGTTTCAGGAACTGCGCCCCAAACAATTAAAACTGAAGACGGTGAATACGTAACAGTTGATAGGACTCCGAAAGTCAATAACAGAGATGATAATCCAGCAGAGGGTGACCCTTGTTTTTCTACGGATTTGTCGAGAATCTATGTATCGATGGACTCAGAAGTAGATTTAAATTTTTATCCCGTAGACAAATATGGGCTTTTATATATCGACCCCATCGAGAATAAGCAAGGGCCTACGATTGCAATGCAAACCAACCATTTCCGTGTCTATACTCGAGAAGAAGGTGATATTCGTATCGTTCATCAAGGGGATGGAGAAACGACACAGTCAAGCATTATAATGCATACGGATGGCCGGATCACTATTTCTGGTGATAAAATATTCTTAGGGAGAAAAGAAGCTAACAATAGTACCGACCATGCCGAAGATCATAGTGCTCAGCCTTGGGTTAAATACAGCAATCTCTACGAGTATTTCGAAGAGTTTCACAACATATTAGATAAGTTCATGCAACAAGTGCAAAAGAATAGAAGTCCAGGCCATTTCGCTACTGACGTTGTGCTACAGCAAGCAGCTATTCAGTTCAATAGTGCACAAAAACGGTTGTTCCAAGATAAAATTAAGCTATTACAGTCTGAAAGAATATACGGAGAATAATATGCCATTAAGTGCCGCACAAACCGGATTAAGATTGCAGCTAGAGCAAACTCTCGCTTATATCGAGAAGATGGGATCATCGCCAGGCAATCCTTCACCAGAACAAATCCGTAAAAAGAAAGCTTCCTTGTTAGCTATGGCGATCCATACGTATGCTCTTCAAGCCCAAGTACAAGCTTTTGGAGGAGGAGGTGTCGTAGGAGTCGCTTATGTAGCAGGTGTTCCAGCTCCGGTGGTTGGAACCTGTGCAGTCGCTGTATCCGGAGTTGTCTTGTGAGTATGACCACTAATAGAAATTACAAAACTTACTCTTTTAAATCCGTAGGAACTAAAACCAAAGATGCTGAGGTGGAAGCCGAAGTAGTCGAGAAACCTCCGATAGGGATCAAGACACCGCTAAGGTTATCGAATGGAAACAGCCTTTTTGATATGCATGACGATTTGGCGAACCAGATTTCCGATAACTTACGTAACCTGTTACTGACTAACCATGGAGAACGACTGGGCCAACCGGATTTCGGAGCAAATCTCAACCGTATTCTTTTCGATTTAGGATCAGAAGATGGTGACACTCAAGCGATTCAACAGATTAGTGCTAGCGTTGGAAAATACATGCCATTCGTATCCTTAGATGGCTTCCAGTCATTTGTTGAAAAGAACTCTTTGGACGTTATCGCAATGATCGGGATTAGAGTTTCTTATACTGTTCCAGCAATTGACGATAAACTTCGAGTCATTGAAGTCATGTTATACATGGGTGGATAATTAAGTAATATTCGGAGGGATGTTATGTCAGAAGATATAAAAAGAAAAATAGGGCTACAAAGGTCTAGATCGTATCTAGCGAGAGACTTTCAAGATTTTAGGGCAGAACTCTTAGGCCATGCAAGAACGCACTTCTCGGATAAGATTCAAGACTTCTCAGAAGCTTCCATGGGTGGTCTTTTGCTCGACATGGCCGCCTATGTTGGCGACAACATGTCATTTTATTTAGATCATCAGTTTCGGGAATTAAATCCTAATACTGTCACGGAAGCCAGAAACATTGAGTCCATGATTCAGAACGCTGGGTTAAAAATCTCAGGTAACGCACCAGCATCGGTCACAGTCGATTTCTTGATTAGCGTTGGGTATACCACGGATACACAAGGTAGAAGAGTGCCAAATCCGATTGAGCTTCCTATCATCGGAGAGAATACTAGTGTTCAAGCTTCTAACGGAACGACTTTCTTTTTAACACACGATCTAGATTTTCGACAGAAAAATGGCAACGGAAAATATCTAGCCAATATCCTTCCGGAAACTAACGACGCAGGAGAAATTATTGGGTTTATTATGTGGCTTCCGGGACTTTGTGTCAGTGGTCAAGTGACTACTGAAACTTTCGAGATCGGTAATACGTATATACCTTTTAGAACGATCACGCTTGGTAACAGCCACGTCACTTCGATCCTAAGAGTGTATGATTCCGATGGTAACGAATATCATGAAGTGGAATCATTAACACAAGATACCGTGTTTAGAAAAAATAAATTGTCCGATGGAAAGTCTTCAATCGACATTATTCCTGCACCTTATCGTTTTATCACTAGTGTCGATGTCACTACTAGATCAACAACTATGCAGTTTGGATCCGGAAATAGCGAAGACGCTGGCACCCTAAATGATCCATCGCAGTTGGCTCTGCCACTCTATGGTAAAAAAGCATTTTCACAGTTTTCTCTCGATCCAAACGATCTTATGACCAACAATTCGTTAGGGGTATCACCCACTAATACAGTAATCAC